ACCCTGTACCTGGAACAGTTGCAGAAGTTGGCACAATAGTTACATTTGATTACTACATTCAGAAGCCATTTGTTACTATGCCACAGCTTATTGGTATAGGTGAATACGAAGTCTTTAGCGCTTTGTATGCAGTTGGCCTAAATGAAGGAACAAAGACAACCACAGAAACTACCAACAAGACACTTGAAGGCAAAGTTAAGACACAGCAATATAACGCTGGTCAGCAACTTCAGGCTGGAACAGCTGTAAACTATAACGTATATATTCCAAATACAACAACCATCATGCCTAATATTATTGGTAAGACACCAGCACAGGCATCAACATTATTACAGGCTGCAGAGCTTTGGCCAGGCACAGAAACAACTCAGGAGACAACTAACGTATCCCTTGAAGGAACAATTGCCTCAGCACAATATGGAGCGGGAACAACAAGACCAGTTGATTCAACAGTTAACTATGTAGTCTATATCCCTAATACAACTACAACAGTTCCTAATATTGTAAATCAAACCACAGCTACAGCTACATCATTATTAACAACAGCTGAACTATATCTTGGATACCAGACAGCTGAAGTTCAAACATCAAATACGACTTTGCATAATAAAATAGCTGCACAGTCACCAACAGCTGGATCAGTACAACCTGTTCATAGCTCAGTTAATTACACATTATATGTGCCATTAAAGACAGCATCTGTGCCATCAATTATTGGACAGACAATATCAGTAGCTTCTCAGACATTATCTGCAGCAGGCTTCGTACTTGGATATCAGACTGGCACATCATATACAACAAACTCAGCACAAGTTGGGACAATTGTTACTCAGTCTTTGACTGGAACCCAGAACATTGGTGCCACAGTTAACTACACAACCTACATATTGAACCCAAATACTACTGTGCCTAATATTGTTGGTCAGTATTTTACAACAGCAAATACAACATTAGTAACAGCAAACCTAAACGTAGGTACAGTTACTGAAGTAGAAACAACAAACTCAGCACAGGTTGGCTATGTCCAATCTCAGTCTGTAGCAGCTGGATCATCAGTGCTAAAAGGAACAACCGTTAACTACGTTAAATACAAAGCTAAGGTATTAGTACCAGTAACAACTACAAAGACTGGAACTGCATATATCTGGTCTCCACAGGTAAGCTCATACTACGGAAGCGGAACTAGAAGAGCTTCTGGAGAACCAGCATACTTTGGTCAATGGGTAACATCTACTGGAGATCAGTTCTCTTTGATTAACGTAACAGACTCAGCTAGAGATTCAGCATGCTTTGCAGTATCAGGTAATAGACCTTATACAATAACTTCAGCAAAGATAAACTTTACACAAGCAGCTGGTGTGGGTAACACAACAAAGAACTTCTACTTTGGAACATACCCACAAGCATTCTCTGGATTGCCAGGAAGTGCAAGCAAGTCTTCTATTAGCAATAACCAATATGTCTCATCATCATCAAATGGTCAGTCATATTCGCTAACATTAAATAACACAATTAAGAGTCATTTGTTTACCTATCCATCTTACGCTATGGCTGTAAACTCAGCAACATCAGCACAATCAGGATATGGCCAGCTAACTGGTATATCATTTACGCTAACAATTCAATGGACGGAGACAACTTACGTATGAAATTATTTGGAGTAAGCCTACAACGCAATGGGGCAATTGAAAATAACAACCTAGCAGACAGTATTGTCTGGACAGAGATAGATGGTATGTTTTATACGACTCTTTATCCAGCAGAAATACCAGCTGGTACTGGTTCATGGTTTGAGAATGTAAATCAAGCTCAAGTAGATGCGGCGGGAATAGAAGTATTTGGAGGACCCTTTGACAGATACTTTAATGCAGATGCTATTCCAGAATATAAATACGGCTATGATCCTCTATGGAATGTTATAGACACAAATAGTTATACTTACTATGACAAAGAAACTGATGAAACATATACGCTTGATGCAGATAGTACAACTCTTGGATTTCCAAAGCCACCTTCAACATTAGACATGATTTATTATAAGGATTCATGCAGACTTCAATCAAGATTACTGGCTGTTCACAATGATTCAGATGCTCAGGTTACTGTTAAAGTAAGAATAGCTGATCAATCATTTAAGGGTGCAGTTACAGAATTTACCACAATGACAGACCAAAATGATCCATATGACTTATTAGATGTTGGTGTTGGTTTAGGTGAAGTTCTTTATCCAGTTGATCCTAGTATGGTTGGAGCATTTATAGATACAGACGGAGCTGATTATTCACCAGCAAATGTTAAGTTTGTATTCGTTAAAGGATCTCTTGGTAACACATTGCCATATATTCCTGAAGAAATAACATTTACAATTCCAGCCCGTGGCTGGTCAATGGCATTACTAACTATGTATGTCACAAAAGAAAACGGCGATTACGCAGGAATCAATGATGACTATATGGTTCTTGCCACAGAAACACAGTAGATTCTCTACTCAGTTGCCTCTGTAGAGATTATGGAGAAGTCCTCAGATTCCGCCTTCTGAGGATTTTCTTCCTTTTTGGCAGGCTTAACCTTTGGCTTCTTTGTTTCAAAATCCCAATTCTTTACAGGGATCAATTTACCTTGATAATAAACGTTCTTCATTTGTCGTCTCCTATGCCTAAATGTCTCTCAATGCGGGTGAGCTGGTCTTTTACAGATCCGCCCCCATTGGGTTTGAGCTCTGAAAGGTAGTGCTTAACAAGGACCTTGATGCGAAGTTCTAGGCCTGTTATTAATGCTAAGATTGTGCAAATTAGGCCTAAAACCTGTGTAGCGTCCATTAATAATCTCCTCCGTGACTTAAGGTCACAATACATACATTCTATACTAGAGGTAGTTTCAAGGAGGAATAAATTATGGCTAAAATAGTAAACGACCAACCACCTAAATTTGAGTGGCGTGTATATAGAAATGACACCAGCAATCTAACAATTGCGGCATTAGATGATCAAGGACAACCTTACGACTTATCAGACTACACATTAACAGGTAAGGTAAGAGAGTATCCAACAAGCACGGAAGTTGTCACAAATCTAACAATTACTGTTCAAGACAACATAATTACTGTAAGCCTAGATACCTCCGAATTACCAACAATTTCATACTTTGATATTGAATCATTTGAAGTAAATACTCAGAAGAAAAAGACAATTATTTACGGAACAATCTTCCTTGAGGAGGACATTACATGGTAATGAATCTTGAATTACTTAATGAAGATGGCATTGGGTTAGAAGTAGTATCACAAGATGAGCTTAAGTTATATTTATCTAGTTTAGAAACAACACTAGTACAAGGCCCTCAAGGTGAACAGGGTCCTACAGGCCCTCAAGGGCCCCAAGGAGCCACTGGAGAAGCTGGACCTACAGGACCACAAGGACCACAGGGTGAAACAGGTCCTACGGGCCTCACAGGGGCTACAGGAGCCACTGGAGCAACAGGTCCACAAGGTATCCAAGGCATACAAGGTGAAACAGGTTTAACAGGCCCACAAGGAATTCAAGGCGAACAAGGTATTCAAGGAATACAAGGCGAAACAGGACCTCAAGGTTTGCAAGGAGATCAAGGACCTATTGGTGACACAGGACCTCAAGGACCTCAAGGCATACAAGGTGAACAAGGCATTCAAGGAATTAAAGGTGATAAGGGTGACACTGGTGATCAGGGCATCCAAGGCATTCAAGGTATACAGGGAGAGATTGGTCCTCAAGGTATTCAGGGTGAGACTGGACCGCAAGGTATCCAAGGTGAGACAGGCCCTCAAGGTATTCAAGGTATCCAGGGCGTTCCTGGCGAAAAAGGAGACCAGGGAAATAGTGGTCTAGATGGTGACAGATATCACACAACATCAAATACTTCTAATGAAGTAAGCAATGGCGTTAAGTCATTTACTGTTAATGATCTTGAAGTAGATTACACACCAGGACAGACTGTTCTTGCAGCATCAGGTGTTAACCATATGCATGGTGAAGTTGTTTCTTACAATGCAACAACTGGCGAATTAGATATTGATGTTCAAACACATACAGGAACTGGCATACACACATCTTGGGAGCTAAACCTTTCAGGTGCTGTTGGTATTCAAGGTCCAGCTGGTCCTCAAGGAGAAACTGGCCCAATTGGTCCAGAAGGTCCACAAGGTATTCAGGGAGAGCAAGGCATTCAGGGCATTCAAGGTGAAACTGGTCCTCAAGGAATACAGGGCATCCAAGGAGAAATTGGACCACAGGGCATTCAAGGACTTAAAGGCGATAAAGGCGATACTGGCGATACTGGTCCACAAGGTCCTGCAGGTACTAACGGTACAAATGGTCTTGATGGTGCCACAGGTCCGCAAGGTCCTGCAGGTGATACAGGTCCTCAAGGCCCTCAAGGTATCCAAGGAGAACAAGGATTACAAGGTATTCAAGGTATTCAAGGAGAGACTGGTTTGCAAGGTCCTCAAGGAATCCAGGGTCCAGCAGGTGACACAGGTGCAACTGGTGCAACAGGAGCTACAGGTGCTACAGGACCACAAGGCCCTCAAGGTATCCAAGGAGAAACAGGTGCCACTGGTGCCACTGGTGCTACAGGTCCACAAGGACCAGCAGGAGTTAACTTCTATGCACAAGCAACTGCACCAACATCACCATCAGTAGGTACTGTATGGATTCAAACAGCTTAATAGGAGAAACAAATGTCGCTTTTATCAGATAAGATTCAATCGTTTTCGCCTCAAGTTTATAGAACTCATGCAGACAAAACTATAAGCACTTCTGCTGTAAATACTGGAAGTATAACTGGAAGCAATATAACGCTTGCAGGGGCTGGAAATATGAGCTGGGCTCATGATGGACCAAGCGGTGGTGAACAAGCATCTTGGAACTTTAATCAGCTATCAGGTGTTGCTTCTTGTAGAATAAGCACAACTCATACAGCAACAGTTGCTGAGTATTCAGATAAAGATTACACAGTAGGACTTTGGATTAAAATTTTAAGCTTTCCCACAAATACAAATAACAATGTTTTAATTACAACTGGTGGTGGAACTGCGCCTAATAACTCTGGTTTTACATTAGGATTTTATGGAACTGGCTCAACAACAAATGCAAGAAAATTATATTCAAGCGTTTCAAATGGAAGCTCTTTTATTTCAACTATTTTTAATGCACAACTTGTTCTTAATACTTGGCATTACATTGCAGCAAGAAGAACTGGTGGAGCAACAGTAAATTATTATCTTGATGGTGTTTATATAGGAACAAATGACATTGTACCTACTGGTGCTGCAATAGGAATTGGTTATGGTGGAATTGCAGCATTTAACCCTTCAGCTTATGTATCAAGAATCTCACATTTCCATCTAGGATCTAGCGGTAACTTTACTGTCAGTGCTATTGAACAGATATATGCAGAAGGCAATAAAGGATTTGTTGGAGCAGTTAAAGCATTACCAACACCACCTGTAAACTGGTGGCCATTAAATGAAGGTACTGGAGATCAATTACTTAACTATGGTTCTGCAGGTGGAACTGATCAGGTTAATGGAAGACAAGATTTATCTGGTTCATCACCAACAGCTTATCAATGGATTACAGGAGAAGTTGAAGGTGGAATCCAATACAACAGTGCTTGGGCAGGTTATGACAGTAACCCTGGTTGGATACCAACTACTGCTGGTCAAATGACTATAAACTTTTGGTTTAAAAAATCAGCACCACCAGCTAGTGCACAACAATGGCTTAACTGGTTTTATAATTCAACATCAAATATAAACTCTGAACAGGAAGCTGGAATTACTACTAGTGGACATATAATATTTAAACCACAATGGGCTTATTCAGGTGGTCCATATACACAAAGCCAAATATCAACTAATATGAATGTATGTGATAACGCTTGGCACATGATTACAATTACATATTTAACTGCATCAAATGTGGGAACTATGAAGATGTATGTGGATGGACAATTAAAATCTACTGCAACAGATTGGGGTAATTCATCAGCAGGCTCATCAGCATCATTTACTTGGGGAGCAGCATCTACATCATGGGATGAATTCCAGACATACAGCTACACATTAACAGATGCTCAAATATTAAGTTTATATGAAGCTGAGTATCCACCATCTACAAGTGGTTATCCTCTTAAATATTGGAACGGCTCAGCTTGGACAACGCCTATTTCTATGCAACAATGGAACGGAACCGCATGGGTAACTATGAATGGATCTGTTTACAACGGTACTGCATGGGTTGACATAGTCTAGATATTTGTTATAATTATATTCTACTGATGATTGCTCATTTGTAGAAACCCCTACTGAGGGGCCCAGAGTTGAGATCTTTCGTTTTGCCACTTAAACTCCTCTGGGCCTCTTTTCATTTCCCTCTTGACTTGGGAATACCATTATTGTAGAATTGTCCTATAAGGCAAACGAAAGACATACTACAGTCAAATGCCTCAGCACCAAATTAGATGACACCTACTATTGATCCTACTTTCAATAGATGGAAAAGGGTTTCTTACATCAGGTCGTTCTCCCCAATCATCTTCTTATAAATTAGAATCCAGTTGCAGTATTAAGACTGGCATTAACAGGATATAGAGTGTCACCCAGAGTCTATATTCCAAGTAGTGGCGAAAGCCAGTGAACTCTTATGGGGAAGAGAAATCTTCAAAGGAGAATACGAAGGTTAAGCTTTAACAACTTAACTTCTATATATTAAATATATATAGTATATATTCTCTTCAGGACACGGTTAATGGACCTGTTATGCAATAAATATAAAAAATTATATAATAGATATATGATAATTGTAGATGTAAATAGACATGGTATTCGTAGAGAAACGGATACTGAGAAGATGAAGAAAAAGAATGAGAAGAGGAAACAGTGGGAAAAGAGCAAATCGGAGCATTGGAAGAAGAAAAAATCTTCAGGGACGCCTTCCAAATAATAGATGAGATTCAGGCTATTGCAGATAGAATATTAGCAGGCCTTGATGAGTAGACCTAATGGACTTAAATACAAGTCTAAAAAGATAGAGCCAAGAGGCGAACAACCAGGTGAATTTCGTATGCAGAAATCCTTCTGGAAAGATTACTCTATGGATGAGGTAATTACTTGGACGGCGGCGGAGCTAGAAGAAAAACTAGAAGCTTACTTTACAGAGTATGAACTAAGACAGAAGCATATTAAACCTAATTGGCATTGGCCAGAAGATCCATTACAGCAAGTATCAAAGCTAAGAGCTAAGAAGAAGTCTAAGTATCAGGCAGACCCATTCAATAGAAGTCTTTAGTTGCATTGATAATAAGATACTGATATAATAAATACATAGTAATAAGTAATTACTAAATTAAGTGGCAAGAAGAGGCAATCATGAAAACCTGTATAAGGTGTGAGAAAGAACTAGAACTAAATCAATTTGGCAAGCGTACTGCAAGTAAAGATAAAATAGATTATTACTGCAAGTCTTGCAGAGCTGCATGCTCATTCAATAGCCAGAAGAATAATGACAGACGATGCACATGGGCTGGGTGCGATAGACCACATTGGGCTCATGATCTATGCAGATTACATTTGCAGAGAAAAGACCGTGGGGCAGATATGGATGACAGAAAAGACGGCAGTCAGAAATATAGGCTAATAAAGAATAGATATAAACTAACCAAAGAACAATATGATGAGATGGCTAAAGATGGATGCTATATCTGCTCATCTACAGAATTTCTCCAAGTAGACCATGATCATGCATGTTGCTCAGGTTCTAAGTCTTGTGGCAAATGTGTGCGTGGAATTGTATGCTCATCATGTAATCGCCATCTTGGTAAGTTTGATAAAGGAACAATCAATTTACATAATAATCTCAAGCCTAAACTGATACAATATATTCTTGATTATGAATTGAAGAAGAAGAGCCTTGGCTAAGCATGGAACGCCCACATATTACCTTAGCCTATACAAATCATCAACTAGACCACGAAAGTGCGTCCGTTGCCCTGCTATGGCCTATCATGAGCATCCTGAGTGGGGAAGGACATGTGCAGCATGCCTACTGGATCTAATCAACATAGGGGAGATGCTATGGAAGTGGGAAGACTATCCATTGATCTGGGCAAGAATGGAATCTCTCATCAAAAAATCTACTACAACAAAGAAGAAGACAAAACCTTCATTGGAGATGATCCAGGAAGAGGATGGGAACTCATTGGATGGCTTGAATCATGAGTAATGCATATAACACAGCAGAGTATAAGAAGAATAGAAAGCTTATACTAGAACAATCTAATCATACTTGCCATTACTGTCAAGGTCCAGCTAATACAGCTGATCATATAATACCAGTATCTCAAGGTGGATCAAATGAATTATCCAACCTATTGGCTGCATGTCATATGTGTAACTCAACTAGACAAGATAGAACAATGGTTAGATTAAAGTATTGGAATCCCAAATACAAATGAATAATATAAAAGAGAGAATAGGATACATGGATAAGGTACTTAATCTATACAATCCCGCCCTCTCCATATCTTCAAACACCACATATAGAAAGTATTCTCACAATGTGAGACATATCATTCCATATAGTGGGACATATAGATCAAATAGATTAAATAGATGTTATACATCAATTAGATCTGATATTGATCATATGTATATTAAATTAAATAGATGGGTTTTTTTATGGTCGCAAGGCGACCCCGCCCTCTTTATTCAAAATAGAACAGGAGAGAAATAGTAAAAATGGCTAGAACTGGATTACATGGTGGACAAGGTCCACGACAAAATAGGCTGGTAAAAGGTGAGAATGAACCTCTTGATATTAAGCCAGATAATGTAGAACAAATGGTATTAATGTCTTTAGGAACTGCTACATGGCTGGATCAGGCTGATTTGGCTTCAGCTTCAATTGCTGTTCAACTGGCTAAATCTATGGATGAGATGCCAAATAGAAGGCATCAGCTTGCTCCAATCCTTATAGGGCTTTTGTCCAATTTGGGGCTTTTGAACAATAGACAACAAGATGAGAAAATGACACCTGCTGAAATGCTTTCAGCAATTGCGAATGGAGATCATAAGTAATGAATGAATGGGTGCCAACACACTATACAGATTCTCTGTTTGAAGACTTTACAACAGATGGGGATAAGCTCATCAATATTGTAGAGGCTATTTGGCACCTACCTGAAAAGCATAATGCAATACTTCAATTAACGGAATGGCAGAAGTGGCTAATCCGTAGAGTATTAGAGCGTTACCCAGATGACTATATAGACCCAGATAAGGCTGGTAGGCTGCGTTACAAGCAGGTGTGTATATCTATGCCTAGAAAGAATGGAAAGAGCCTCATAGGGGCCTTATTTGCCCTATATGGCATGCTCCTACATGAGCCAGCACCTGAAGTTGTATCAGTGGCGGCATCATCAGATCAGGCTAAAATTGTGTATAGAAGACTCCTACATCAGGTAAATAATAGTGATTTATTGAAGACATTATTCAGCAGAAGCACTGAACATAGAGGTCTATGGACTGCAGATGGCACTGGAGTATATAAGGTTATCGCTGCAAAGGCTGCAACTGCTCAGGGTCTACATCCATCCTTGGTGGTATTTGATGAGCTCCATGTGGCTAATGAAGATGTATGGACAGCTATGGCATTGGGTTCTGCAACTCGTGATGACGGAATTATCATTGGTATTACTACTGCAGGCGATGACACATCAGATTTGCTTAAGAATTTATATAAGCGTGGCTCTCAGGCTATAGATGGGCAGGAAGACCTAGAAAGATTCGGTTTCTTTTGCTGGGAAGCTCCAATAGGCTGTGAGGTCTTAGATGAGGAGGCGGTAAGAAGAAGTAATCCTCAATTGGCCACAGGTATTCTCAATTGGGAGTCAGTTAAGAACGAATTGGCCACAATGCCAGAGGCAGATGCTAGAAGATACCGTCTAAACCAATTTGTTTCCAGCATGAATGCATGGATTCCAGTGGGGGTTTGGAATCAATTACCAGAGGGTAGACCAGTAAATCCTAGAGTATTTGCAATTGATAGAACCCCTGGTTGGGACTATGCTTCAATTGTAAGTGCCGAATTACATGAGGATGACACAGTATCTACGGAGTTAGTAGCATCCTTCAATAACACCAATGTGGACGAATTGATGAATGCATGTGCCAAATTGCAGAAATATGGGGCACCATTTATAATGGACTCATATGTGCTCTCTGATCTTGCGGCGTCACTTAAACAGCGTGGATTTAGAGTACAAACTACTTCAAATAAGGATTTAATGTCAGCTTCAAACAACGCATACCGTACAATAGTAGGTAAGAGACTAAAACATCCAAAAGATGAGATAGTTTCATTGCAGATACAGAGGGCTGTGCGTAAGAACATAGGCGAAAGCTGGAAAATCACACGTAAAGACTCTGGAACTGACATTGATGCAGCAATTGCAACAGTATTGGCAGTTTGGTATGTTGAAACACAAAAGACGCCAACACAAATGGTATTTTAGGAGAAGATATGGGACTATTTAACAGAAAACAGGAAGTTTACGAACCAGAATCTTTTGTTCCAGATACTCAAGAGCGTGGTTCTATTTTGCCACCATCACGTACAGAGCTTGTAGTAAATACAACATCAGCATTATCTCTCATCCCAGTTAGCAGATCATTGGCAGTTCTTGAAACTGCAATCATGCAAATTCCTGTAGAAGTCTACAGAATGGATGAGCAGGTAGATACTCCGCTGTGGCTAATGTCACCAGATATTGAGAACAATGTTTCACAAGCTGAATTTATCGGAACTACGCTAATGCACATGGCAATCCATGGAAATGCGTTCTGGTATGTGACAAGAGGAACAAGAGGAATTGCAAATGTTAAGGTGTTACACCCAGAACAGGTAGCAGTAAATCAAGATGCAAATGGCAAAGTTTATTATCATGTAAACGGTAATGTCGTTGCAAACGAAAACATTGTACATATTAAATTATGGCACAAGCCACAGTTAAACGCATTAACTGGAGAAGGCCCACTACAGAGACACAAGTATATTCTTAGAGCAGCTTTAGACTTGCAAGATTATGCTGACAACTGGTTCCGTAGAGCGGCGGTTCCAACAGGAACACTCACAACATCAGAATTTTTATCAGAGGATGTAGCTAAGTCAAACAAGCAAGCATTCATTGAATCACAACAGCAGAGAAGCATTGCTGTATTATCTTCAGGACTCTCATATGAGTCAATTGCACTCAATCCTGAAGAAGCACAGTTCTTGGAAAACCAGAAGTTCATTGCACGACAGATTTGTACAATGTTTGGTGTTCCATCTAGCTTCCTAGGTCTTTCTATGGAAGGTGCAGGCATGACCTACACCAATGGAAATGAAGACCGTACAAAGCTATATGATGACGGTCTACAGCAGTACATCGTTCGTATAGAACAAGCACTTTCTGATTTATTGCCTAGAGGACAATATGCTAAGTTTAATTTAACTCAGTTCTTACGTCCAAATCAATTAATCAGATTCCAATCTTACGCTATTGCGTTGGATAAGAAGTTCATGACACCTAATGAGGTTCGTGAGCTAGAAGGTATGCAGGCAATTGCTGGTGGGGATCAGGTTGTACAACAGCCAGTTCCAACTCCTATAGGTAATGAGACACCATCAGAAGAGCAAGCAGAACCAGCTCCAACACGTAGCAAGAAGAAGGAGACAAAATAATGGAAAAACGCTCATTTGAAATAAGAACTACAGATATGGAGAAACGTGAAGTTTCTGGTATCGCAGTTCCTTATAATGACACAATTGACATTGGTGGAGGATGGTCAGAACGCTTTGAAAGCGGTGCTGTAGATCTAAATGCTGATGTTAAACTTTTCCGTGATCATAAAGAAATCATCGGAAAGGTCACAGAGCTAAGAGACGAAGAAGATGGTCTATGGATCACCGCAAAGGTCTCTGATACAGCTTTGGGCAACGAAACACTTGAACTCGTCAAAGATGGAGCTATTCGTAGCTTCTCTGTAGGTTTCGTTCCAGTAAAAGACGATAAACAAAATAAGACTATTATTCGCAAGAAGGTTGATTTAAAGGAAGTTTCTTTAGTCGCTTTCCCAGCTTACACAGCTGCCTCAGTAACTGAGGTAAGAGAAGAAGTCAAGGAGGAAATAAAAATGGAAAACACAACACCAGATTACGATGCAGCTATTGCTGAAGTTCGTGACCACGCAGTTGCGTTGGAGCGTAGACTAGATGTTCTCTCTACCCCAGCAATCGCAACAGCATCAGCTCCACAGTTCCGTTCATACGGAGAGTGGGTTAAGTCTGTAGCATCAGGCAAGGATGAAGCAATTGAGCTTTACCGTGCATTTGAAGGCGCAGCAGACGGATCTGTTCTTGCAGATTCAATTCTAAAGAACGCTTGGGTTTCAGATACAGTACGTATCCTTAACGCAGGTCGTCCAACATTCACAACATTCTCATCATCAGCTCTTCCAGCAGATGGTATGACAATTGAGTATCCAGTACTAGATACAGATACTTCAGATATCGCAGAGCAGGCAGCAGAAGCTGACGAGCTAGCATTTGGTAAGATCACTCTTACATCAGCAACAGCACCAGTCAAGACATACGGTGGATACACAGATATGTCACGCCAGGTAATTGAGCGCTCATCAATCAACTATGTTGATGCAGCATTCCGTGCAATGGTTGCAAAGTACGCATCAGTAACAAATGGAGTAGTTCGTGCAAAGCTTATCGCAGAAGCAGCTAACTTCAACTCAGCATCAGTAGCAGCATGGTCAGCAGACGCTCTCCTAGAGGCTCTTGCAGATTCAGCAACAAAGGTAAACAACGACACTGGTCTTCCATTGCAGTTTATCCTTGCTTCATCTGACGTATTCAAGTCACTTGCAAAGCTTGTTGATGGTGCAGACCGTCCAATCCTTTCAAACACAGGTGCAACAGTTAACACATTTGGTTCAATCAACCCAGTCGGCCTAACAGCTAACGTACTTGGTCTTCCAGTTGTTGTTGACCCATCACTTGCAGCAGGTTCTATGTACATTGGAAACAGCGCAGCTGTTACAACATACGAATCAGCAGGTGCACCATTCCGTCTAAACGACGAAGATATTACAAACCTAACT